GAAGGCTCAACGCCAGCATCAGAATTACCTGAAGACGACGGCAAGGGAGCAGGCGAGGGTGAAGGCGAAGGCAGCCAGGACGGGCCTGTAGTACTTGACGAAGCCGCTCTAAAGGCTCTCAAGAAGGGTAACCGCGACGGTGCCGTTGCTGCTGCAACCGAACGAGGCATTGAAGTTACTGATCAGGACACCAAAGCTCAGATCGTCGACAAAATCGCAGCCAGTCAAGCTGTTTAATAGGGAGTAATCCGTATGAGCGCCGTTAACTATATCACTCTAAAAGACATCAGGGTCGAGGCCGGCATGCAAAACCGTGAGCACGACCAAGATGTGTCCGGTGATGTTGACGGCGTCAATACTGATTTCTATACCCACCAAACACCACTCGTCGATCGGGGAGGTGATGATTTGGTTACCATTGCGGACGTCACAGCCTTCGTAGACGGCTCTGCAGTAACAATATCGGCTATTGATGCCACTACCGGCCTTGTGCGCCTCACAGCGGCCCCAGCGAGCGACACGAGCGTAACGTTGGACTACATTTGGTCGCCGGTTGACGATGACCTTATGAACGACCTGCGCGACGAAGCCCAGGCATGGCTTAACAAGCGCGTGAAGGCCTACATTGACCTGACTACCGTTACCCAGGAGAATTACCCACCTGAGTGGCGTACTATTTGCCGCCTCTGGGCCGGCGCTATGATCATCATCCGCGACTATGGTTCCGGTACTGACACCGACGGTAGTAGCAAGGACGGCTACAAAAAGCTGGGCGCTGCGAAGAGCCTGCTTGCTGAGTGGATTGCCGAGCAGTCCGGTAGCTCTGATCCGACCGACGAAGCGCTTACACCGCAAACTGCAAACGTCGTCAGCGACGGCAATATCTTCCCTCGTGTTACCGGCATGGACGCTGGCCTTGGTGGTTGCGACCCCGAGCTAGAGTTCCACAACAAGAGGTGCTAGCATGATCGAGCTCTCCGCTGAACTAGAGGGCGAGGTACAGTTAAGCCGTCGCCTGGGCTTTGTAGCAAAGGAGATTGACGACTTCAGCCCCGCGCTGGAGGCTTCGAGCAATACCCTGCTTAAGAGCTTTGACAATAACTTCGAGGCGCGCGGTAAGCTATACGGTGGCTGGGCGCCCCGCAAAGTGATGGTAGACTGGCCGCTCCTCGAAAAGACCGGCGACATGCGCAACAGCTTTGATAGCGCCGTTACGAAGACCCAGGCCGTGCTATTCAATACTGCCGAGCAGTTCCCATTCCACCAGAGTAATAAGCCTCGTAACCGCCTGCCCCGCCGTGTTATGATGATGATAGATCAACAAAGCCGGCGCGAAATAATTAAACACTTCCAGGAGCAAGTCGGCCACATCCTGGCGCGGAGGTTCTAAAATGGCACAAAAAGTATATCGCGATCCGATTATCGCAAAGGTAATCGAGAAGCTAAACGCCGAGGGCCCAGCAGAGCTCAAGAACCGATACTACTTCGGTGATTTGATTATGCCGGCCCGCTCTATTATGCCGTTCTGCAGCATTGCCATCGACACCCAGGCCATCAACTCTGCCGACAGCCAGGAGGACTTGAACGCAGTGCCGCTCGTGCTTACTGTTGTCGTGGCTACTACAAAGGAAATAAAGAGCTTCGACCTGGCCACCGCCTCGAACAAGCTATACGAGTTATTTGCCGCCCGCAGCGACGTCGACTACTCCCTGAAGCCTGACACTATAGCCTACGTGCTCCGTAAATACGCCCAGCTCGACAATAAACTGTTCAACTCGATTAACGAGCAGCCTATGGCGATGGACTTCGGTATTGGTGTCGGCCGGCGCGGGCCTGGCATATTTTCTGCTGAAGGCTCTCTGCGCACGACGGTATTTGCTTACACGCCAACCCCGCGACGTAGTGACGAACCGTAAGCAGAGTGATACAATTCTAGTATTGTAATTTGCGAAGTGATATTATAGGGATAAGGAGTAAAAGCCATGGTACAAACCAAACAAGAAGATCAAGAAGCCACATCAGCCCCAGCGGTTGAGCAAAAAGACACCGCCACTACTGATGAAGGTACGGTTTTCATGTACCCTGGCGATGCTAAAACACCATCGATTTCGGTGCGCGCTGTCTCCCAAGAGAAAGCGGACGAATTATACAAAGCTAAATTAAAGGAGACAAAATAATGGCACGCGTTATTGGCCGCCTAAGTGCGGTGGGAATTGGTAAAGAATCGGTGCGCGGTACTGCCGTGGCGCCAAGCTACTGGGTCGGTGTTACCGGCTTTGATTTCGATGACAAGGTAGAGTATATCGATAACGATAGCTCATTCGGCCGCATCGAGGAATTAAACGACTCTGCCGTCAGCAAGCGCTGGGGTGAGGGTGGTTACGAAGGTAAGATTTTCATTAACAGCGTGGGCGTTGAGCTCTTCGCTCTATTTGGCCAGGCTCCTACGAGCACGCAGCGCGCAAGCACCGGTGTATACGACCACGAATACGAACTACTCAACACAAACGAGCACGGTTCCGTTACCCTAGCAGTAAAAGATGCCAACCAGGACGTTCGATACGCCTTGGCTATGCTTGACGAGTGGGAGCTAAATGCCGACCTCGACAGCTTCTTGACCCGCTCTTCGAGCTGGTTCAGCAAGCCTAGCGCCAGTGCATCAAACACTGTCAGCCACACCGAGCAGACAGAGTTCCTAGCTCGCCACCTGCAGTTCTACATCGATGACGCTATCGCCGACCTCGACGAAGCAACCGCAACACCAATCACCAACTTTACGCTCACCGTTTCAAAGAACGTTGAGGTTCAATACGTGTTCGGCCCTGACGATGTCGCCACCAACGCTGCGAAGATCGACAACATCATCAACCAGCAATTTGGCGTCGAAGGTAGCTTTGAAGCCTACCGAGACAACCTGACCGCTCGCGGTTACGTCTTCGGTGGTACTAAAAAGGCTCTGCGCCTTGAAGCAATCAACACCGACGTTACTATCGGCACTGGCGGCCTACACAGCCCAGCACTACGCTTTGACCTCGCCAAGGTAGCATTTACCGAGCAAGAGCGAAACTGGGATGCCAACGCAGCCACAAAGCAAACCATCAGTTTCAAGGGGTTGTACGACTTCAGCGAGACCGGTTTACTCTTCGCTCGATTGACAAACACAGTCACTAGCTACTAAAATTAAGCTGTTAAACAACTAAGATAAGGAGACCATCCAATGGCTTTACCACAAACAAACGTAGACCTCACCACTCCGGTACAGGGTCAAAAAATAGTATTGCGACCGTACCCTACGGCCCGCATGCAGCAGGCTCAATCTGCTATCTTCCTACGCCACTCAAAGGTGGACGTTGCTGAAGCACAGAAACAGTCCGCAAAAGGCAAGGACGCCGACAATAGCAAGGTAGTCGATATTAGCGAACTGCCAGGCTCGGCCCTCCAGGAAATTAACCAAATCACGGTCAAGAACTTTGTAATTAGCATTGACGGTAACGACTTCGGTGGCGACAAAGATGCCATCCTCGAAGCCTGCCTCGATATGCACGCCAACGACTACCAAGCAGTGCTGAACCGCTGCAACGAGATCAACCAGGAATCACAGGTTGACGACTCAAAAAAAGCGAGCTAGCGTCAGCTTACGCGCGGGCTCTCGCTAGTAAAAGTTCAGCGCCAGCAATCCCGAAGGAAATCGAGATTGTACAGGTGTGCGAGCACATGCACTGGACGTTCGACGAGTATATGGATCAGCCACAATGGTTTTTAGATGTTCTGACTGTTAAAATGATAGAAGACGCAGTGCATCAAAAGAATCAACAACCGCGTAAAAGGTAGTAAAGGCGATCCGATATGAACAATGACAGCAATTTGAGCATCCTACTCTCGGCGAAAAACAACGCCAGTGCTGTCATCAAACAGGCGCAGGATGACGTCAAGCGTATGGCATCCGAAACAGAGGCGGCCACTGGTAGAACCGGTGACCGCTTCGCTGCCGTTGGTGGAATGATTAAAGGTGCGCTTGTCGGCGTATCAGTGGCGGCATTAGCCGCTGGTGGTGCTTCGATAAACATGGCAGGCGACTTCGAGCAATCGCTCAACATACTCGGTAGCGTATCGAGTGCAACCGCCGACCAAATGGCCCAGCTATCACAGAAGGCCCGCGAACTGGGCCAGGATGCCGCCCTGCCTGGCGTATCGGCTGCTGACGCCGCGAATGCCATGACGGAGCTGGCAAAGGCCGGCTTGGACGTAAACAACGTCCTGGGCGCCTCTAAGGGCGTATTGTCGCTTGCAAAAGCCGGTCAGGTTGATGCGGCGTTTGCTGCGAACGTAACAGCCCAGGCTCTAAATGCCTTCAGTCTCGAGGGTAAAGAGGCGAACCGTGTGGCCGACCTCTTGGCCGGTGGTGCCAACGCGTCCACGGCTTCAGTAGAGGGCATGGCGCTCGGCCTTTCACAGGTGGGTGCTGGTGCCAAATCTATGGGCGTGAACATCCAGGACACCGTTACGGCGCTGTCGCTGTTCTCTAACGCCGGTATACAGGGCTCCGACGCCGGTACTTCATTAAAGGCCATGTTCCAACAACTCGCCAATCCTACCAAGGAGTCCAGCGAGCTCATGAAACAGCTCGGGCTCGATTTCTTTGACGCCAAGGGTAACTTTATCGGTATAGCCGCGACTGCAGACAGCCTGCAGGACAAGCTCGGCAAATTGACCGTCGAGCAACGCAACCAGGCATTGGCCACTATATTCGGCTCCGATGCTTCGCGTGTGGCTGGCGTGTTGGCCTCTCAGGGCGCCGAGGGCTTCAATAAGCTGGCTGAGTCCGTTACGAAGCAGGGAGCCGCCACAGACCTCGCTGCAGCGCAAAATAGCGGGTTCAATGGTGCGCTCGACAACTTCCGATCAACACTCGAGACTATGGGTACTGACCTCGGTACAAAGGTACTGCCACCTCTAACGGACTTCTTGACCGTACTTACTAGCCAGCTACCAGGCGCTTTGCAGTGGGTAATCGATAACGGCCAAACGCTCACGATTGTCATCGGTGGGCTAGCGGCCGCATTTGCCACGATACGATTGGCCGGCATGATCAGCGACTTTATGAACGCCACCAAGACACTCGAGCTATTCGTCGGTGCTAAAAACGCTGCCGGCCTGAAGGCTCTGGGCTCTGGCTTCATGAGCGTTGCGACCGGCGCTAAAAACGCAGTGGTTTGGATCGCAAAAAACACCGCCGAGCTCGCGAAGCAGGGTGGCATCTGGGTATTCAATACTGCCAAGCTAGTGGCGCATGGCATTGCTATGGCTGCCGTGCGTACCGCCACAGCGCTCTGGACGGCCGCTCAGTGGGCTCTAAACGTCGCATTGAACGCAAACCCTATCTCGCTCATAATCATCGCAATAGTGGCCCTCATAGCGGCTATCGTGCTGCTTTGGAATAACTCCGAGACGTTCCGAAACATTGTAACGGGCGTATTTCAGGCAGTTTGGAACGCTATAAAAGCGGTGTGGGATTGGATAAGCAACAACTGGCCTCTGTTACTGGCCATACTCACCGGCCCTATTGGGCTCGCAGTACTGTGGATCATCAATAACTGGGAGACGGTAAAAGCCGCTTTTGCGCTAGCCTGGGAGTTCATCAAACAGGTATGGTCGAACGTCGTCGGCTGGTTCGGTAGCGTTTGGAACGGTATTGTCAGCATATTCTCGGGCGTCGGCACCTGGTTTGCCAATATGTTTACTGGCGCCGTCAACGCTATTCGCAACGCCTGGGGCGGTATAACCGGATTCTTCCAGGGCATTTGGAACGCCATCACCTCTATATTCGGCTCGATTGGTGCGGCGGTAAGTAACGGCATCGTCGGCGCGGTAAAGGGCGTGGTAAACGGTATCCTCTCCGGCGCTGAAAACATCGTCAACGGTTTTGTTGGCGCTATTAACGGCGTCATCGGAACCATCAACAAAATCCCTGGCGTAAATATTGGCAAAATCGGCAACCTCAACCTGCCACGACTAGCCGAGGGTGGTATCGTACCGGCCCAGCCAGGCGGTATACTTGCGAACATTGCTGAAGGCGGAAAGTCCGAGGCGGTCATTCCTCTCGATAAGCTAGAGCGCATGTTGAGCAACGCAGCGCAGGCCGGCGGTGGTGGAGGCTCTGGTATAAAGGTAGAGCCAGGCGGCTCGCTCTTCACGATCAACTATACCGGAGACCCTGCAGACTTCAGCGACGCACAGGCAGTAGACATGGCCAAGAAAATTACTCGCGCTTTGCGGGCCCAAGGGCTTAAACTAGATGATATGGGAGCACTACGATAATGGCATCACCAATTACACTCAACGGCACAGAGTTCTGGGTTTCAAACGTAAATGAAAACCCCGACAAAGTAAAAACCGACAGCTTTGCAATCGACGGATCGCAACAGCGTTCTCGCTTCCCCGACAAGAAGCGGGCCGTATTGTCGTGGTCGCATATCAGCCAGGCCGACTATCAGGCTATCAAAGCTATGGTGGACTCTGGGGATGTAATAAGCTACGTCAACACAAATAGCATTCACTCCCCTGGCACGCTGTCATTCGATGCTATACCGGACGAGGATTTAGATGCCTACACTTTAGTTGGAACCCCGCCAAAGGCACCGTTCAAACTGACACTCAGGGAGCCGTAAAATGCAAGTAGTCAGCTCCGAATTCGTAACTGCCGCCACTGGGCCTATAATCCAGCCAAAACCTGGGCTTCTTATTTCGTGGCTACGAAACTACAACGCTGCTGCAAAGTTTTTTCAGCTCGACCACTCATACCTTGACGGCCCAGATCCACTCAAGGGCAACGGTGACTTCATTACATTTTTCGATAAATACGACTATATGGACGAGACGGCAAACCTAAAAAGCTACCGCGTCATTAAAAAAGTCAGCGCCCGCCCCTGGGGTTTGATTATGGCCACAGCAGAGATAGAGCTCGACAACACTAGTAAGCGCTACCTTCCAGGCTTCGATCCGACCATTGGCGACTACATAAAGCGCGACCGTCCCGTAAAACTATCGATTGGTTTTGAGGGCGAGTATATCAGCCTGTTTACTGGCTACTCGGAGCGACCGGTTAATAACTACGTCAACCGAACCACCAAGCTGAAGTGCTTTGACGCTTTGGCGTTTCTCAGTACCAAAAAAAGCGACCTGGACGTTTTTGTCGATACTACCGTAAAAGATATTATCGAGGACTTGCTTATAGAGCAGGGCTTCAGCTCGAGCCAGTTTAATATCGAGGAGAGCACCCAGCTCCCTATCGGTTACCTGCCAGTGAAAGACCGTATTGTAACCGACATATTCCAGGAGATTTGCGAAGCCGAGGGCGCACTTATGTTTGTCGACGAGCGCGGTGTTATTCAGTTTTGGAACCGCCTGCACTTTGCAAAAAATCAAACCAGCGTCTGGGACTTTACTTACTCGAATATAGAGGACATAGGCTGGGACAGCACCAACGTGATAAATGACGTGCTGGCTACCTCTAGGCCCCTCAAG